TTTTCCAAAAATTCTTTTGATCTTTCTAAATGTTGTGGACTCATATTGATAAATATGATTGAATTTGATATATTATATCCAAAATCATAGGTATTATGTCCAAAATCAAAACTTTATCCTCCCAACACCCTGAATTATCATTTTCATTGTTAGATGCTGTTAAAATGATTGATCCATCAGGTGACAAAAGGACTTATTGTGAAGTAATTTCAAAACTTATTCAAAACAAGTTCAATGAAAGATACAATGAACACAGAATAAATGATTATATATCTGATCTCAAAAGAGAGTATGAAATGACTGAATTTGATTACCCAAATTCAAACAATTTTTCATTAATACTTTTCTGTTTGATGTTAAATGAATTTATTGGTCTTGAAGTTCATAAGTCAATCAAAAAATTGCACGAATATAGAGAGAAAAAACTAATCAACGCTGATATTACAAAATATAATTCTGTTGAAGAAATTTATAATGATATAACCGTTGCTGAAATAAAATCAGTTCAATCAGAACTTTATAAAATGGTTGAATTGGTTTTTGAGGATAATGAATGGTTATTAATTCGACCTTTAACATACGAATCATCAAAAAAATATGGTAGTGGAACAAAGTGGTGCACAACATCGGCAACTAATGATGAATATTTTTACAAGTATTTCCAAGGAATTTTAATTTATGTTATAAATAAAAAAAATGGATTAAAGGTTGGGGTTCACGCAGAATTGGAAAAAGGAATTTATAATAACTTAAGTTTTTGGAATCAAAAAGACGAAAGGATTGATTCATTAGATTCAAGATTACCATCTGAAATTTTGAAAAAAATTAAAGACGAACTTACAGGTAATCTTTCAAATAGAAATATTGCAGAACTAAAAGGATTTAAAACTGAATATTACAGTCAAAAAGAAGAATATTTGTTAAGAGAATTTGCTGTTAATGATACACTTACACCAGTACCTATCGATCCCCCAACGATAAGATTTGAACCTAATACTGTTACTAATGATTTTAGGCCTGAAGCTCAAGAGGGTGTTGAATTTGATAGGGATTTTGCAATCGATATACGAAGATATACAACAAATATTGCTTAATCCAAGAACTTTACCTTAAGTTCCAAATCACCAGATCCTTTTATAATTCTGTGATAAACACCCTGAGGTATAAAAATTTCTTTACCTTCTTTAAGATCGATTGGTAATTCATTATCCATTTGAAATTGCCAATCGGTCTTGTGGGTTGGGGTGATCAACCTGTCTTGTTCATCAAAATGCCATTTTAATTCATTCTCTTGAACATTTTTGTCAAATTTTCTTAATCTGACTTTTTCTTCTACTTTTTCTAAAAAAGGTAATTGCTCCATTACCAAGTCCTCGAAGATTTAAGACCCAATTTTTTTGCAAATCTCCCAACATTGCAGCTCCAATACCCTGCAGTTGTTCTATCTTTTTTCTGAGAACATTTGTGACGAGCTGTAAAAGATTTTGCGGCTTTTTTATTTCTGTTTCTAACTCTCAAATTTGGATCACCAAATGTTACTTTTTTGATTCCTCCACCAGGTGATTTAACATAAACCGCAAATTTCTTTGGTCCTCCTGGTGTTCTAAAAGGAGAGTTTAATTTTACTTTTTTTCCACGATGTTCAGCCTCCATAATCATATCTTCCTCTTCTTCAATGGGAGCATCCAACCAAACTTGGCGACCATTTTCCAATAAAACAGATTTCCCAAGATTAGATTCAACGATCCAACGATCTTCTGAACAAAGACTAATGTGTCCGCTTTCATATAAATTTCTTACTTCGTTTATGAGATTAAAATAAGAATCGGAATAAATTCTGAATACATTCTCAGATAATGAAAGTTTATTATCGATATGGTATTTTAACTCTGAGGATATCTCTACATTTTCAAGTAGATTCATAGATTGATTTACTTCCTCTTGTAATATTTTTTTAATTAATGATTCTAATTGTTTTTCCATTTGTTATAACCAAAAAAAATTATTATATTTGTAACATATATCAATAAATATGACGATGTTATTTAATATTTTAGTTGCCATTGCCAGAATTTATTTGGGCATTAAGTTTCTTTGGGTTTTGATTATGAATCAAGTCAATCCTGAGAATTATCCCTTAGAAAGTCTTCAGTGGTTTTTATATTTTATGATATTTGATATTTGGTTACACTCCATTTCAAGAAATGTAAAAATGAATGACGATGAAGAAGGAAAAGATTTTACTTAATTTTGTTCTGGTTTAAGAACCGTAAGTGCTTCAGGATATTCAACATCTAAGAAAGCTTCATTTTTATCGTCATAAGGTATGTTTTTTAGAACATATCTTATGGCATTTAGTCCTGATACTCTTTTATCTATCGCATCTAAAACAACCCAAGGATTGTTCAAAGTTGAGGTTTCATCAAACAATTTATCTTTATATCGGGTAAATTTGTCCCATAAATCTTGCATTTTAGCGTCAGATTCCGAGTATTTCCACTTTTTTAAGGGTGATTCCTGTCTGGCTTTAAATCGTTTAGCCTGAGTCTCCTTATCGATTGAAAACCATAGTTTAAACAGGTAGTCCCCATCCTTTACAAGATCATTTTCAAAGGTAGCAACATTATTCATAAAGTCTTTATACTCCTCAGGGGTTCCATAACCAGCAACAGGTTCAATAAGTCCTCTATTATACCAACTTCTATCAAACAGATTGATTTTACCCTTCTCAATTTGATTTCTATATCTATCCCACCAATTTTTTCTTTCTTCTAAAGTAGGTATACCCAAAGCAATAATCTTATAACCTATTTTAAGATTCAGATTTTCTACAAACTTTTTAATTGTGGATCCTTTACCAGCACTATCACGACCTTCAAAAACTATAATGAGTGTTTTATTTGTTTTTTGTAACCACTCTTGTAGTTTTAATAATTCTACCTGTAATCCAAATAATTCTTTTTTATATACCTTTTTTGAAACAACTGATGGTTCGACTGGTTCTAACGAGTAGTCATCAAATCCTGGTTCTTCTATATCATAAGTTACTTTTTCTCTTTTTTCTAAAGATTTTAGAAGTTTTTGAAAAAATGACTCCACATTTTTCTTCTGATTTCCTTTTAGTTTTAGTATTTTTTTAAGTCCTCTATCTAAAAGATTATAATCAACAATTTTGTTTTCACCTTGTTCGAGAATCTTATCCAAAATACCTTTAATCTTATTAGACATAAGGTTATTTTGTTCCAATTCCATAGAAATACGAGACATAATCTCCTCTTTTGAGGGTTGTTCGTCCTCTTTGATAATTGGGTTAATACCCATAATACTATGTATTCTATTTAATTCTTCCTTCACAAGATTCATCTCAACTATTTTTAGAAGTTTTCTTTACCCATAAATACATCAGAAAGAAAAAAAGTGACACTCCGTAAAAAATGATATCTGTAGTCCAATAGGATCCTGTCGCATCAAGTAATAGTTTAAATAGAATATCGAATCCAAACGGAAAGAAAAAAGCAGATAACATTAAAAATATTGTGGATAAATTATTTAAAAATGTTTGTCTCCAAGTAATAATCTGCATATTTTTTTTGTTTGTGTGTTTGTTTTGATAAATATTCAAAAATCATAATATTTATTAAAAAAAATGCAAATGAAATTAGTCGTTACCGAAGAACAATTGAAAAGAGTTTTCACCAAGATTGTAAATGAAGATGACAGTTCTATGGGTATGGAAAACAAGGAAGAAAGGTGCACGAAATCTAATGTTGCCTCTCTTAGTGAGATTGTTGGTGATGATGAAGATGTTTTCGAACCATATACTAAGAGTGTTAAAAAAAGAAAAAGAGGGATCAAATCCTTTGTTGACACATTAGATCTTTTAAGAACCCTAAGAATGCATGATGATATTCCAGATAGAGGCGAACATTTAGCATATGATCTTTTGACAAATTTGGAAAGTTTCAAACAAAAAAAATATTTTGACGAGACCAACGGGGGTTGTATAAACGCTATGGATAAGATCATTGAGTTATACAAAGAGAATGAGCACGGAGAAGACTTAGTAAAAGATATAGAAAAAGTTATTCGTCATAGAGATCCATCTGATAGAGCTAAGGAATATTTGAAATCTTGTATTCGCACAATAAAAGGTAAATAATTTTTGGTCGACCCCTTGACCGGTAATTCTTTTTTATATACCTTTGTAATGTAATTCAAAAACAACTAAACAAACTAAAAAAATGGCAAAGAAATCATCTTCTTCATCCAACTCAGTCAAAATGACTTTCGGAGTTCGTAGATCTGGCAAACACGCTAAAAGGCAGAGTCCCAAAGCAAAAGCCACAAAGAAGTATCAGGGACAAGGACGCTAGTCCCCTTTGTCAACCAAATTGGACCTGTGGGTTATAATAGAGTGTTTCTCCCGAGCACGAATGTTCCCTCAGTAAAATAATAAAAACTACAAGGTTATCACGGAGCGTTTTGAATAGTGGGTTTGGCAACTTCCCCGACATAATTGAACGAATCAAAAGTCACAAAAAGGTTTGCCGGGTTTGGTGTCTTTCCCGTCCCAAAGGTTGGTTGTCCACTCACAACAGGGTTTCTAAGGTTTACCCAACACATTAAAAAACCGCGCAAGGAAAGGGAGCGACGGCTCCCTTTTTTATTTTAATAACTTTCTAATCTTATGGTCGATTTTTTGTCTTTCAGATAAAAGTTTTTTTAATTCAGATTTTTGATCAAAACTCTCATTAATTTTTTCTATCTCAATATTTTCTATCCTTGTTTCTGTAACATCTGAATCGTAAATTTCATAATAAACTTCTCTACCTTCACTTGGATAGAAATCTTCAGATCTTAAAATGTTTTTTATTGTGTTTATATCATATGAAAGTCTTTTGTTTCGATATGTTCTTACAACATAATCCCTGCTATTTTCATCAACATCAAAAACATACATTTTAATTTCAGGTCTTTTTAATTCCCCCGAAAAGTTTTTTTCTCTAATTTTGATTATGTTTTTGTCAATTAACTGAAAAATAAACTCACAATCCAATTCGTCTTTTGCTTCAACACCCAAAGGTTTTAAAATTCTTTGAGTGGTATGACAAAAGTCCGCGTCATCCCAAATATGTTCAAATGATTTAAATTCTGACATCAATTGATCGTCCTTGGTTAAAATCGAAATTAATTTCCAAATAGTGTTGTCTGAATATCTTTCTAAATTCGATTTTTTCATATAAATAAATATACTAACATATTTATTTATTATGAGACTTATAAGTGTTTTAAAAGAGGAGATAGATCGTCAAAGATTAATAAACTCAGCAATTAGTATGGATTATTCAGAACAAGATGCTGAGGATTGGGTTGACGGTTTAATTGAAAAATACAACAATTTACCAAAAACACTTACATTATATAGAATTATAAGAGCAGATGAGTTCAGGGATATTGATTTAAAGTCATTAGGATCCCACTATTCAGAATCCAAAGAGGATTTACTCAGTAATTATGAATTTTCAACTGGTATTGGTGATAAAGTGTTTCTTTTCACTGTAAAAGTCCCAAGTAGATTTGTTGATGTCCAAGAAAGTATGGAAAACAATATTTTATATCCAAATGAGAACGAAATTACCCTTTTAAATCAAGGTAAGAATGTTAAAATAGTAAATGTTGATGATGTAACTGACCATTCTGATGATTTTGGGGATTTTGAAGATGATTATTTTTCCAATTTTTAAAATATTTATTGGAAAAATAGAGAAAATATGAAAACTAAAACAAAAGCTTCATTCTTTAAAAGAATGTTTATGGATGACAACGATATTAATGAAAAGTCGATCGTTGGGTTTGGATCATTTATTATGATGGTCCTTTGTTTAGGTGTGGACTTGGTTACAGGTTATATGGGAAGACCACTTCTTATAAATGAATTCATTTTTGATGGATTTTTATGGATCACATTGGGTGCCTTTGGTATTGCGTCGGTTGACAAATATCTTACAGGTAAAAACAAAAAGAACAATGATGAATCTGATTCTACAGAAGAATCACAATAAACACAAAAAATTTAAATTATTATGGATGTTTCAAAATTAAAGGGAAAAATCCCAGACTCAGTTATTGAACAATTACCAACGGTAATATCAAAATTTGAATTAAACACTCCTTTGAGACTTTCTCACTTTTTGGCTCAGTGTTCTCACGAATCAGGTCATTTTAAAGTGTTACAAGAAAATCTAAACTATTCAGCTCAAGGATTACAAGGTGTTTTTGGAAAATACTTTCCAGGAAACTTAGAAGAGTCTTATGCTCGTCAACCTCAGAAGATTGCAAACAGAGTTTATGCAAATAGAATGGGAAATGGTGATGAGGCATCAGGTGATGGATACAAATATCGTGGAAGAGGAGCAATACAATTGACCGGTAAGGACAATTATAAAGCATTTTCCAAAGCGATTAATGAAGATTGTGTTGCAAATCCTGATTTGGTATCTTCTAAGTATTCTTTGGTATCAGCAGCTTGGTTTTTCCATAAAAATGGACTACATAAGATTGCAGATGGTGGTGCAACGGATGCTGTTGTAACTTCTGTAACAAAAAGAGTAAACGGAGGAACAAACGGACTTGCCGAAAGGATCAAAGAATTCAAAAGTTTCTTTACACTTTTATCCTAATAAAAAAGTCCCCATAAGGGGACTTTTCGTTTGAAAGGGGGATATATATAAACCTCAAAAAATGAGGAGTGGTCTTTTTCTGTGAAATAAATATATCACATTTTTAAAAAAGTGTCAATATTGATTGCAATAATGAAACTTTTTTTATTTAGGATAATTTTGTATACATTTTTAACTTTTCAGTCTCGAAGTCTACCCTATTTTTTTCAAAAAGTTCAAAAAACTCTTCATTATGGGTATCCCATTTTTTCATAAAGTTGGTATACAAATTATTAGTCACAGATACTTGATCAATTGTTTGACAAGATTTCAAAACATCTAAAATCCACTCAAACTCAGATATAATATTGTTAAGATTCAGAAATGATTTGTTCATTTTTCTTGATTTTGTTTTTTAGTATGTCTACCACAATTTCTTGATTCAAGCCTGTCTCACTATTTCTAACCATTACGAAGTTTTCTTTTGGTAATCCGATAAGAGACAGATCATCAATTGCCACCCAATGATTAGGTTGGTTTTTTTCAACCCATTTTAGAATCTCACGCTCTCTTGCCATCTCAACTTGAGACCACTCAGACATTTTTTTGGGTAAATTTTTCTCAGTAACTTCTTTTAGTCTGTCAGGATTCATTTTATGAAACTTGAAGATCTCCTTTAACTCTGATAAGTCAAATTGTAATCTCCAATCAGAAGACAATACAATGTCCAAATCAAATTGTTCAACAATTTCAGATAGAATATCACAACACTCTTGATTCCACCCATATGGAACTAATTTACCTGTTGACAAAACAATGGGTGAGTCTTCATCCCAATGGCTTTCGGTCGCTAAAACCCCGTCGATATCTAAAAACAGAACATTTTTCATTTTAACACCAATAGTTTTTTACTACATAATTATAACACTTTCTGAAATATTTTTTTTCATATTCACGAGCCTCAACTTCAAGTGGATTTTCATCATATCCGTGAGACCTGTTCAATTTACTGTAAGAACTGTAATCCTTTGATCTTGGCATTTGTAGAAAATGACAATATTCGTGAACGATTGTATTGATAATGTCTTCCACACTTGCCATAGAATTCAAATAAATCCTAATAATCTTTGTGTCTGGCTCATATTCACCAAAATCATCAGGATTCTTTTTAATCGAAAACTTCAATTCAGGTGTTCTACCGTATCTCAGGGGAGATCCGAAATTTTTGATACACCAAGTCAAACTTAGTTGAGCGAGTTTCTTTTTTTCTTTAACTTCCATCTTTTTCTTTCCCATTTAATAACACAAATTTAGTAAAAATTTATGTCATTTTAGTGGTTTTCGAAAAAAAAATTTTACCTACAGGATGACCCTCCCTGTATAATAAATATCAATCATTTACACAGGACATCCGCAATTCTTACGGCATATGCATCATTTGGTTTGAATCTAGCCTCAAATCCTGATGATTTAACTAACCCAACTGCTGAGGTTAAAACTTTATTGGAATCCCACTTAACATTCGAGTTTAAATCCAAGTCAATATATTGAACAGGTATTCCACAATCGTCTTTCAAGAAGTTTGCAACATCCAAACTTCTTGTGACTTCTCCCCATAGTTTGGTAAACCTATCTTTAATTATCGGAACTTTTTCTTCAGAATAGATAACATGCCCACCATTATTTCCATTAAAATGAATAACAATTGCTGTGACATAATGGGTTATAGTATCTTTATTCTGACTATCAGTTCCAACATAAATCTTGGTATAGGGTATATTTTTTATCTGATCTTTGATGTAAGATCCGATGTTTTCAACAACCCTTTTATTACCCATAGTCTTGTATTCCATAGGACTATACTTTTAGAATTGTCTTACCGTCAATATTTTCTATGGATTTAATTTTAACTTCTTTTTTAAGTTTACCATCAAAATATCGATTCATATCTGTTCCAACACTAATGTAAGGACCACCTGATGGATCAACAAATTCAATAGAACCATCTTCTTTTCGGCCTGTCCTAAAATAAATAAAACCAGACATTTGTATTTCATTTTCTGAAATGAGGTCAAACTGAATGTTATCACCCATTCTGTTTTGATATATCGTTTTCATTGTTTTGAATTTTTTGAGGATGGGATAAGAATCGAACTTACTCCAAAGGTTTTGCAGACCTCTCAGCCTCCACGACTAACCCATCCTTTTCTATAATACAAATATACATAAATTTTATTTATTTACAAATAATACCAAATAAAAAAACCCCCAACTTGGGGGGTCTATTTTTAAGGTTTGTGGCCCCATTTCTATATCCACATTTTGTTGGGTAACCTTTTCGTCAATAATTAGTTAAAATATATTCAAATTCAACTATTTCTGAAAATATAACTTAGAATTAACACTTTCTTTACTGTTGTTTAAAACAATGTGATAAATTCCTTCACTCAAAAATTTATTAAACATAACCTTATTAACACCAATTGATGGTCTTTCAACCCTTTCTTCTAAGATTTTTCTACCCGAATAGTCTAATACATTTATTGTAATTGATTCATCATATGTATTATTAAAGAGTATTTCAAGTTGATTTTGATTGTATGAAACTTGTGTGATTTCAAATTTACTATTACTAAACTCCACAGAAACGGGACCATATACTTTGTGAACACCATTTAAATCATATTGATGTAATACATAATATTGCATTCCGTTAGTTGGATTTAAATCCCAAGTTCTATAAGATGTTTGTGTTACTGAAAATCCGTGAGATTTTAAACTATCAATATAATTGTAGTTAACCATATCAGTTGTTCTGTGAATTAAATAATGACTTGAATTTGATTCAGTCGCTGTTGTCCAATCAAGTCTAACTTTGTCATTATGTTTTGTTGCTTTGAATTCTAAAAGTTCAACAGGTAATGGATTTAATATTCCTGTAACTGTCCACCAATAACCACTTGTCCAATCTGTATAATCATTTAATGTTACAGCATCTGGTGTTCCAATAATGTGTGTTTGATTTGAATAAAGCGGTAATTCCCAAGAGTTTGATGTGTTTAACCATCTTTGAGCTCTCATATCAATATTTCCTGATTGTGCTCTTTCAGAGTTTGCATATCTCATTGTAACATCTGCTTGTCCTGTATTACCTGAATTATCTATGTAATAAAATCTGTCGGCAATACCAAATCCTGTTCCTCCCCAAGTAGGGTTATTTATATTTGTTACTGTTGGTAATGGTATGTTTTGATTATTTGCCGGAGTTCCATAAGTTGCAAATGTTACATCGTGATTACCACTATCAATGTTATAATCCAAGAAAATTGAGTTTCCTGCTTGATTTATAAATGGAATAACCCTAAGACCTGTTGTAGACCCCATAATCCATCTAATTCTACCAAATGGAGCGACATCACTACCCAATATAGTGGACTCAGATTGAATGAATCCATTAGTTCTTGTAATTGCGCCTAAGTTTCAGTAACAATTGCGTCTGACTGAAGAGTTATATGATTTGTATTATTGATTGTTAGATCATAAAACGATGTGGTAAATAATCCTCCCAATATTTGTGTTAAAGAACCATTCATATTTACATTACTAATACCTGATGTAAAGGTTCCATTATTTATCCAATCTGTTTTAACATTTATATTAAATTTTGTATAAGGTCTACTAAATTGGAAGGTGATATTCGGTCTATAATCAGTTCCAGTACTTGGGAATGAATTGTTTGTTCCAAAACCATAACTACCTGAAATGGCGGCGTATGTATTATGTGATAATGTAACAGATGTTCCCGAAACACCCGTAATCTCGGGGTGAAATATAACTGAAGTGTTCGTACCAGGTGATGTAAAAGTTCCTGATACAGTAATAGTTGTTCCTGATATGTTTGTTACTTGATATCCTGGTGAGGATCCTGCCAAGACATAATGTCCAATTTGAATATTCGCAGCATTTGTAACCGTAATAGTATTTCCACCTATAACCCAAGTTCCTGTTGTTGATACTGATACGCCGATCCCACTGACCCACATACCTGGAACAAGATTATCTACTGTAGGTATGGTGACATTTAAAATATTGGTTCCTGTTGTATTTGTAATAACCCCAGTTGATACAACATTTCTTGGTGGGGTCATAGTTCCTGCGGGATATGATAAATTATTTCTTGTATTGATTATACTAATGAAATGTTGTAAGCCTGTTTGTTGAGTAAATGTTGGATAATCACTTGTATTAATTGTTGTCAAACCATAATTGTCCCAGCTCATATCAATAACTAGTTTATTGACGCTTCCATCCCAAGTAAATGGTGTTGATAGTGTAAAAGGAATTGTTCCTGATGTATTAGCAGTAGGGATATAAGTTGCAATATTGTAATCCATTGGTCCGTAAACAACTACAGGCGCCGGACCCACAATTGGTGGCATTGATGGGTTTGCCCCATTAAATCTAAAACTATTAAATCCACCGGTTGTATAATACATCTTGATAGTTAGATTTTTAAATATTGCTCCAGTGTTGGTATAATTTCTTTTGATGTGCATCAATAACCCATTAATTACATCACCCGTCGACATGCCTTCCGCGAGTAACTCAGTCTGAGTGTATAACCAAATATTTCTAACTTTTGCACTATTTTTGAAAGGTGCATTTTGTATGGGAACGGTAGGTGGTATTAATGTTCCGTTATTTAATTGTGCGGTATCTGAAAATGTGCTATTAACTATTAATGCCGATGTATTGTCCAAAATGGTTAAAGTCCCATTAACTGTAAGTGAACTATTATTTGGTGCGTTTACCGTAATTGTGTCATTACTTTCAATTCTTAGATTTCTCGTGGTAGCCAAAACACCAGCTTTAATAACAGGAGAAAAATTACCTGATCTTCCATTTGGTCCACCAAAACCTGGTATTCTTGCGTCATCACTAATTGTTGGAACTCCTCCACACCAATTTGCCGGATTATTCCAATCATTTGTAAATCCAAGCCAAGTTTTCCAACCAGGCCAAGCGGGAGCACAAGGAGGAATAATTGTTACAACATAGTCTTCCGTCTCACCAAATCCTGCAGGAGCACAGGGATCTATATTAGATTGGGCAAAAACTTCTCTAACTCGTAATCTAGTATTACCGGCCGCAGATGTTAAAGGAACAGTAAATGATATTGTATATGTTCCCAAAGTCCCCAACGATCCCGATTGGGCGATTCTTTCGGTTGATTGGAAAACTCCGTCTTTATTGTAGTCTACCCAAGCTGCGATGTAATTTGAAGAATTATAAGTTCCTACTTGTAAAGTAATTGAATATGTATTTCCAGCAGTAAAAACTGCAGTTTTAGTATTCGATGGAGGAAAAAATTCATAGTCAGGGGGATGTGCAGAAAATGGACATTGTGCGGGTGATGGTGAACAGGACGAAGGACCATTTGTGTTGTATTGATTATTTATACCCGGAGCAACATCACCAACACATATTACCCTATGAATATAGTCATTGTTTGTGTAGTTTTGCCAAGAGGTTCCACTTGAATATATAGGTTGACAATAAACCAAATCTATGGGTCTTCCCCCCGTCAAAGTTTGAGGAATTGGTGTTCTTGCCGTAGGTGTTGATCCTACAATGGTATTGAATCCAACCACATCAGCATCAACAAAATTTCCAATACCTGCACTTAAATTTATATCATATGTAACCCAAAAATAGTTATCACCATTATCTAATCCTGTGAAAGAAGTTGTTAAAAATGTATAATTTGTGGACCAAGGATTTGCAACATTTCCAAGTAATATTGCGGTATTTTGATCAAAGAAGTTTGTTCCGCCAGTAAACCAAAGTTTAGCTGCCGTAATATCTGTGACAGGATTGCTACACCCGTTGGTGTTAAAAATTAAATCTCTAAGACCAATAGCGGTTCCTGATCCAACAACACTAATTCTTAAACCAACAACATCCTGATTTACTTGATTCGGAGCTGTAGGTGCGGTATTTTGAAATATAAGTGCTGAGGACACATAGGATTGATTAACATTTGGATATGTGTTAATTGTAAAATCATCAACATAGATATTATTACCAAAAGCACTCGCCCCAACAATACTTATAAACACATTATTTGATCCCAAGAATGGAGCCGCACCTGGTATTGTAAAAGTAACCTGATACCAAGTTCCACAAGTTGTCGTTGGTGCCGCTCCACAATACCTTGGTATGTTTGCAGTTGCGTTTATACGAACAGGAGTTCCTGACATATTATTAACAGTATTTGCATATACATTGACACTATCTAATGATGTTGTATACCCATTATCTCGGAACATCCAAAAACTACCAACAGCCCCTGTTACGGGCATTGATGTCATATCTAGCCGTTTTGTGGTTAGATACGCCTTTTCACCTAATGGTATTGAAAATGATCTATATCTGGCCATTCCATTACCTGTTCTTGGGTTTGTGGTAGGATTTACCGAACCAATACCTGACATATCCCAATAGTTATCAGGATCGATACTTACCCCATATTTACCTGTTGTCCAACCCAATGGTAGAGAATTGGTAGGATAAATCGTTGACCCTTCAAATGATTCATTATACGGCACTTGTGCTTTGGTAAATCCAAAAGACAAAAAAAGATATAAAAACGATAAAAATGTGTATTTAACTAATTTCATTTTGTATAATTTTAAAAAATTTATAAAAATTTTATTTTGTATTTATTAAATAAATACAACATAAATAATACAAAGAAAATTACTTTAGAAAAGGGGTATACGCCAATCTTTTGTTACTAATTTGTAACTTATTGAAAATTCAAAAAACATATAAGAATCTTTGTCTCTTGGGTCACCTCTTTGTTCACCAGGTTTTGTAATATATGGGAATTCCTGATTGGATCTATCGGCAAAAGCGACTGATATTGGACCTTTTTCTTCTAATAAAACTTGTGGATCAACATAAGATGTGCTCACATCATCAATATAATCTGTAAAAGTTTTTCTAATACCGTATCTAAATCCGATACCTAACTTTCTGTTAAAAGCGTATCTCATCCCGAATCCAACAGGTAAACATAATTGAGTTAATTTGTATTCCTTTCTTCCTTCTACAATTCCTTGTCCTTCAGTTGAGAGTGGTTTAAGTCTATACCAAGTTCCATCTAATTTTGCCTTTGGGTCAAAATGAAAAACTCCTATTCCTGCAAAAACATAAAATGAATAGTCATATCCTCGTCTACCCCTAACACCCATTAATCGATATCGGTGTCCCAAACTTTCTCTTATTAGTGCATATTCACCATTTACTGTTAATTCGTAGATATCAGTCTTAAAACTTAGATTTCTATAACTTCGAAAAAATTCTTGTGTAAGATTATCTCTTCCTGATAACTTACCATAGGTAAAAATCGTGTTTACATAAACTCTTGGTTTCCATCTATATCTAAGTCCTGTTGATATGGAAAATCTTGTTTGACTCATTTCTAAGTCTTGGAAATCGTTGGTTCCTATCGCATCTTTCCCTCCTAAATCGCCTAAAAAGTTAGATCCACCCAACCCTATATGATACTCCAACCTCTCCTTTTTCCATCTCCTCGAATAGTATTGACCATATATCGATTCGGCACTTATCAAAAGAATTAAAAATGTAAATAATAAACGAACCATTTTCCATAAATATCTCGAATCTATAGGTAAAATGATTCGTTTACTAAGGAAATGTTAAATTTTAGTAAACATATACTACAAACTCTTGAGAAACATATCCATCGGATGAAGTTATAATACACAAATAACTTCTATTTGGCACGACACCGTAGGAGTATCTGGAAAGTCTAATGGGGTCTGAATAATAATCGGTTGAAGCTCGTCTCCAATTACGACCATACATATAATATGAACCAAAGGGATCTTCAATCCAAAGAGTAAATGATTTGGTTTCAGAACAATAATTGTCAAAATAAATGTAAACCGTTCCTCCAACTTGATTATGACCTACATAGTCTATATAATCAACACAAGGATAAGAATAAACGGAATATGGATCATCATCTACAACAATACAAGATGAAAATGACAGAGTAAAAAGAGTCAGAAGGATTAAGAAGTATTTTTTCATTTTTGTAATTTTATTTTACAAATATACAAAAAAATTATGGATTTGCATCATCAGTGAAAAAATTTGTTAAAAATTTTCCAACAATAGTTAAAAATAAGGATGTTAACTGAATTATTTGATCAAAACCACCAGCAATTGTATATGTTGTCATTGCTAAACCAACACCTAATAAAGCATCCCCTAACTTTCTCCATTTCTGTGGAGTTGGCGCCCAATAATTCTTTTTAATTTTTGTTGGCATTTATTTTTTTATAAGAAGTTTACATCAACAACATAACTAATATTATGGAATGGAAACTTAACCATTTTCATAACATTATCTTTTATTTTTTTTATATAAATATTTACATCACTTGCAATTTCCTTTTTATTCCTCATACAATCTCCACTATCTTTTAATGTTAAAACAATTTTAAGTTTTTTATCATATCCTGATAAATTGAATTGTTGGACAAATATTGTTGGATTTATTTCAACCGAAACAATACAACTGTGTTTTTTTTTAATTAATGTATTAAATACTTTATTTAAATTCATCCAAAGGATATATTTTTCTTGTCTTGTCATTATTTATAAATATTATCAATCCTACTATTGAAAAAACCTTTAGAAATATTAGTTAACGGATTGTATAAAAATGAAATGAAATTGCTTTTTGGTGAAAATTTCAAAATAGTAATTGGACATTTTGTTAAGCAATCCAAAAGTCACCATTTTATTGTTCACGCCAAATTGGTCCTTGAAGATCCTATAATTATTACTGAAAACTATAGCGGAACCCTAAGTTCTGTAAATGAAGATGTTTGTTATTATGTTAACAAAAGTCTAAAATTTATGGGGGCAACTAAAGAGGCTTTGGTTATTACAACAATTGATGTTAACTAGCCTTTATTACTTGACTTAATCCCGCAAACATTCCCCTACACTCTTTTAATCTCTTTATTGTGTTTGGATCTTGTCTTTCAGCATATAACATTTCTAATTTTGACGATAGATCTAAATCACTATGTAACTTTTGAATCACATCATCATCCATTTTACCTGTAAGTGTTGTTACCAGATTGTCACATAATACTCTCATTTGTGTGCAATTGTCGTGTGGATATTCATTTCTCCCAAGTTTTTTTGATGTGTCATACAATAACTCAGATATTTCTAACAAAAACTGAGATGTTTGTTGGTTAATTTCTCTCTTATTTTTTTTCATTTCTGAAATCCAACCAAATATTGTCTTACCTGACTCCCAAATTAGTTCTATCATCTTTTTTTTATTTTATAAATATTTATAAATTAAAAAGGAAACAAAATGATATTACTACAAGACATCGCAGTTGCTGATACGGTTGCAGAGGTGGCTGAAGCGGCACAACAAGTTGTTCCAAGTTTTGGAATATTCGAACAATTAACCCAATATGGTGCTTTGGGCATTATTGTATTAGGGTTGGGTGCCGCTGGTTGGTATTTACTTAAAAGGCAAATTGACAACCAAGATAAATTAAATAAAAAGCTCACAGAAATGGAAGAAGAGCAAAGAAAATCAAGAAAAAGAAAATGATGATACTACAATCAGTTGTCCCAAGTATGGGAATATTTGAAACCTTAACCCAATATGGTGCTTTAGGTGTTATTACTTTAGGTCTTGGTGCTGTTTTGTGGTTTTTACTTAAAAGACAAATCGCATCTGAAGATATGTTAAGGGACAAAGTAGATGAACTTCAAAAAGAATTGAGTGAATATATAAACGAAGACTCAGAAAAACTCAAAGAAGTTATAAATAACAATACAAATGCTCTTAGAGATTTGAAGGATGTTATTTTGGGTGGGTCGAGAACTTCAAAAACTAAGAGAAAAAATGAAGAAGATTAAAATAGTTTTATTTGTTGGTGTCCTTTTAATTGTCCTTAACATATTTTTTGCTGGCGATAAGCATGTAGAAGTTGTTGAGGATAATATTTCTTTAACAGAAGAGAACCAAAAACTTGAAGGTGAAAATAGATCACTTAGGACTGAAAACGCAGGTTTAAAACAAGAAAATAATAATTTAAAAGTTGCAATTAATGAGAAAAATGAAAACCCTCAACCCAAGAAAATGGTTAATAACGATGACAATGATAATGGCACTGCCTTTAGTTTCGTTGTCCCAACCGAAGTATCCGATTACTAAAATAATTAAAAAAGATACTGTTGTTGTAATGAAGCTTTCACAAGCTCAAGACATCAATCGTAAATTTTCAAAATTTAAACTATACATTGATAGTTTAAATAAAGCTTGTGGTGTTAAGGTAACTGAACTTAATAAGATCAATGATTCTCTTTTATTTGAAAATACTAATCTTCAGGTTGAAGTTGAAAAATCAACGACACAATTAAATAAGATTGAAACTTCAGTAAAAGAACTTACACAACAAAAGTCATTAGTCTATGGTATATCACCAAATAGTGATACAATCTATTATTACAATATAAACAGACAAAAGAAATTCAAGACAAAAGATTTTAACACTTGGTCTGTTCAGGCTAACATCAATTATTACTACGGCACATTTGACAGAATTAGTAATGATGTCTTTGAAACTTCTGTTTCATCTAAACTTAATTTTGGTTTAAGAGTAAACAAACAACTCTCACCTTTTGGATCTGTTAATTTAGATCTTTACAAATCTTCGTTCAAAGGTGATGATGGAAAACTTAATTATAATACAAAAGTAAATTATCAGATTTCAGTTTTACCTCAAGTTCAAATTGGTAATGTTCAATTTTTGAATAACTATAAAAACACAATATTTTATTTTTATACAGGTGTTGGTTTAATTAATTTTAAAACTGATACAGAAAAAAATGGTGTAGTTGTATCTGGGGAAAAGAAAACAGATTTAATCCTACCTTTTGGTGTTGGGGCGAAATATAAAATAACAGAAAGAAGTTCGGTTAATTTAGAATTTTGTTTTAACTATTATATGGGTGATGATTTGGATGGTTACAAACAAATTTTCTCTGATAACGACACATACAATAGATTCTCATTAGGTTACAATTATCAAATAGGTAAAAAAGGTAAAAAGTCTTTGACTTGGTTTAACCCTTTTGATATGAGATATGACGATTCTTTTGAAAAGAGGTTTATTCAGATAAAATAATTTTCTCGAATATAATTTCTAACAATTCCGTTCCAAATTTTATATTGGAAGATTAATAAAACTATGGGCATATAGTAATCCAAAAATTATTATCAGTTCCATTTTGCTAATATACAATATTTTTTCCCATATTTTACAAATAGAAGAAATTTTTCTATACTTATGAGAGATGAGATTATTGGTTTTTCTAATTTTATTACCACTTAATGTTTTTTCTCAGATTCTTGTAAATTCAGTTGGGACTCCTGTTCTAACAAATTTTGATCTGAATGGAACTTCAAACTGCACCGCAACCATAACTTGGGCGGACAATACTACAATTCTTGGTTGTTACACAAATAAATTAGTTTACAATTATTCTAACGGATGTAGTAACAATGGTGGAATTCATTTGTCGGGTGTTAATGGTGATGTTGCTTTTGGGGCTAGATCATCAGGATCTAATACAAATGTTAAATTTGGGGTTAGGTTTAAAAATAACACGGGAATAACCATAACCAAAATTGATATTAACTTTAATCAAGAACAGTGGGGAAACGCTAATACAGACTCTCTCAACATCATTGCGAGTGTTGCCAATTTTGATTATGTAATTTCTCCAACAGTAACAACTATTGGTGCCGTTACAACAGGAAACAATTCATCTTTGACTTTAAGATCGTTAACCCCATTTGGATTATGTCCAACAACAATGACGGCAATACCTGGTGGGTTATCCAAACCATTTTCAGGTGTTTTAAATGTGAATCTCCAACCAGGAGATGAAATATTACTCAGATGGACTTACTTAGACACCCCCTGTAACAACAATCCGTTACTTATAGACGATCTTTCGGTTACATTCAATGTCGAACCCCTACCAATAACATTATCTCTTTTTAGGGGAGATTATAACAAAAATACGGGTAATATAGATTTATATTGGCTTGTAGATTCTCAGATTAATAATGTTGGTTATTATGTTCAGAAATTAATTAATAATTCTTTTCAGAATATTGGTTTTGTTGAGGGTTTGGGATCAACAATAGTTCAACAAGAATGTAGTTTTTCAGATCCAAGTGTAGAATATAACCAAGTTTACTATTATAGACTTGTTCAATATGACTACGATGGTCAATATGAAATTTTTAACCCAATACCTGTTAGAACCCCAACGATAATTGTTGAGGAAGAGTGGTGGAAAAAATGGGATTTATTAGGAAGACAAATTAAATAGTCTTCAAGTATTCTTTAAGTGTTTTCATATTAAAGTAATACTGTTCATTTTTTGGCTTGTTGATCTTGTGATGAAGTTCCCAATCCTTGATTGATTTCTCCTCAGTTGGTTTTTCGTCTTTGATGTAGTCATAAAGTTTCGAAATCTTTTTCATCATCTTACTTGATACTTGTTTCATTTTGTTTTGTTCGTATTTAAAAAACGCTTCGTAATCTTCACCAAATCTTGTAATTTCATTATAAAACTTATCTACTATTTTTTGTTTTTCAGGTTTAAATACTCCTAACATTTTTTCAAGTGGTTCTTGTGCCATAATATCTGCAAATATGCTTAGAGACTTTGTGCCAAGAGTTATCATTACAGCTTTTAATATAACTTCAACAGCTTGATCGTCGTTTTCTACTTCTACACCTTCGTTTCCTAAAATTTCATACACTCTTGGTAAATAATTATATACTTCTTTTTTCATTTTGTCAAAATCAAATGAATTAATTCTTTTTAGTCTTGAATAAACTTCATTACTTAATAAAAATTCCACAAAGTCTTTTTTGGGTATTCCCTCAAGATCCAAAGATGCTGCAACCTCAGATGGTCTGACCAAGTTTTCAATGTTTGAGGTATAATAAAGATCCATTATAAAGTCATCAATTGGTGGTATACCAAAAAAGGTTCCTGTTTTTGACAGATATAAAGAGTGTTCCTTAGTTGTATAAAATTTCCTTTTCAACATATCATATCCGTGTTTAAGTTCGTGACTTAAAATTGGTATAAACATCTTTTTATTTTGAATCAAATAATCCAAAATTTCACTTTTCTTAAATTTTGGACTTGTCACCAAGTCCATACCCATTCTAATTGTTTTGGGTTCACTTCTATCAAATTTCAAAAGATTTAATTTTGAAAAACTAAGTCCTCCTCTAACCGCCATACTAGCCAAAGCAATTTTTTCATTTTCCATAGGATGAAAATTAACCTCAAGTTCAATTTTATTAAACTTGTGATCTCCAACTATGAGTTGTTCCTTTTTTGGTAGATCTACCTCAACACTCATACCTTTCACATTTTTTCTTGTTGTTTGTAGTTCTTCAATAATTTTGTCATAAACCAACATTGCGGCTTTTACAATACCTTCGGGAACACCTAAAGCTTCTGATATAATAGATTTGTTCATATACATAAATATAACATACTATAATAAATAAAAAACCCATCCGAAGATGGGCTTTTTATTTCCTTTATTTTTTTGATTAACAATTATTTAAGAATATTGCTCTTTTTGGTGCGGTAAAATAAAATGGTAGAGATGCTCTAACATATACTTTCTGATCAACAGAATTACGCTCATAATAAGTAATACCCATTACATAATCATATCCTGGCCATACTGAACATCCTGAACCTAAAGTATAATAATAACGATTGGTGTTACTGAGTGATCCACCACCAGTACATCCATTGGTATGTCCTACAGGTGCGAATGAAATGTAATAATATCTTGCTATAGTATAACAAGAATCAATTACGGGATTAAATCCAGGTTGAGGATTCCAATTAAATACAATTGTTCCACAAGCTGAAGTGTCCATTGTAATATTAAAATCATAAGTTGGAAGGTTTACAATTGGGTATACTGGATAATTTCCGCATGGGTTATATCCTGGTGTATTTGGATTGTTTGGATTTCCTCCACCACCTCCACCTTTTTTATCAGTAACTCCTGATGTTTGACTCATTGGTGTTACATCGGATTCTTCGCAAGCAACAAAAATCGTTGCACTTAACACAAATGCCAATATTGTGGCAATTATGATATTTCTTTTATTTTTTAACATTTTTTTAAATATTAATTGGTTTATTTTACCATAAATAGTATGATTTGGGTGGAAATACCTAGTTTTTCAGTGAAATCAATAAAAAAAGGTGAGGATAACCTCACCTTAATTTTTCCTCTAACTAAATATGATTACTTAGCGGGTTCTGCTACAGGAGCGGCTGCGGTAGAATCAACAACAGTGGCTTCAGCTGCGGGAGCTTCAGTTACAGTTGTTACTTCAGCTGCAGGAGCTTCAGTTGCAACTTCTTCAGTTTTTACTTCTTCAGTAGAACCACAAGAAGCCAACATCAAAGAGGCCGCGAGCAAACTTACAAATAGAACGTTCTTTTTCATAATGTTTTTTAATTTGGTTTATTTAGGTTTCAAATATAAATATAAGAAAAGTTATAGTAAATATTTAATTAATCAAATTTCCAAAAAGATTTACTTTTCTTGTTTCAAGTCTTGGGAGATCTTCATTAATTTCAACAACCCTCAAAATAAGACTACAAACATTTCTTAACCCAATTGGTTCTCCCGGCACAATGTAGGCATCTTTTTTTCCAATACCATCAACATCTTGGATAATGGGGGGATATTTCTCTGTCACATTATTTATATCTTTGTGAACTTGGACTCGAACTTTGTAAAGAATACTCCTATAGATACGGAAAACGACATAAATCACAAGAGGTAATAGAATGGTGTTTAACCAACAAAGTAAAAATTTCAGATAAAGGTTTTTCAGACCCACCAAAGGCGATGCCTGATGAATATAAAGTTAAAGATGCTGTAGAATCTTATAGGAATTACTACAAAGGAGCCAAGATGGAATTTTGTAAGTGGAAAAATAGACCTGTTCCTGAGTGGGTTACGGAATCGGTGAAGATTGTGGTGGAAACCAACCCATAGCCTCAAGTTGGGCCTCTGTTTGGAGTAGAGATTGTTCCGAAGGATCTAACAAATCTGTTTGATCATCAGGAACCATTAAAGCAGTTGCTGGTGGATTTGTATATGATGTAATCCATCCAAACCAATATTTTGTTATATCGCTATTACAACCTTGATTTATTGCAATTTCTTCACTCCGATCTTGAGCGTCTTGTTCGTTAGCGTAAATTAGATATTTCATTATAATGAAAAATATGTGATAATATTTGTGTTTATTGCAGAATTATTTGATGTTTGGTCTGTTGTGTAGAAAATACATTCACTAATATACCCATTTGAATTTTGACCTCCCCTTCTTCCAACTCCTTGGAATGATCCAAAGGCTATTGCTCCTGATAATGTTATTGTTTGACTCACATTATTTAAATACGCCAAGAAATTTGAACTTGGAGTTGTAACCCAATATGTTGTGACTAATTTCAATCCAGTTGCATTGTAATTGAAAGTAGCATAGAATGTTGTCGATGCCATATAAATTTTACCATCATTATACTTCCATGCTGCATAAGGGAATACCGTATTGGTATTGGTTATAGATGCCATAATATCTCCTGTTGAGTATCTTCCCATAGTTGCATAACATCCCCAAGTTGATGTGTGAGCAATTATATTTGTTAATAATAATGATGATTGGTTGACCGAAGAATACTTTAAAATTGGTTTTCCGTTTTCAGTTAATATTGTTCCACCCGATACAATTTGAGGCTGTAAAGATGCTGTTGTTTGAACCAAATCATTTACACTTCCACTTTGGTCATACCATTTGGTTATAAATCCATCACTAACACCAACAAAAGATGATAATGAAGTTGTGTCTAGGTCATTTCCTGTAAATCCAATATCTTGTTCTGTATTATCGGACGATCTTCTAACTCTTAATGCTGATCCTGAATAAGAACTTCTAAGTTTTCTCACAGAATATGCAACTGTTGCACCACTATATGTGTCTAACAATAAAATATTAGGAGGTGTTACCGATGGAGTAACTGTTGTGGTAACTGATGGTGTTGGTGTGTTTGTCTCAGTTACAGATGGTGTCACTGTAACAGTTGGTGTTGGAGTTTGAGTAACAGTTGGTGTTGGAGTTGGTGTTATGGATGGAATAGTTGGAGTTGGGGAAGGTTCAGGAATAAAAGGAATTTGTGGTTGATTAGAAACGGTTGGTTCATTGGGCGATTTACCAAATTTAAATTTGTTTATATTCGCATTTGTTTCCCTTATACCACCCATACCACCAATGTCCGATCCAGGAACAATCATTGTTGTTCCATTGATTAACTTTCCTGATCTTTTTCTACCTGTAAATCCCATTTGTATATAAATAATCTAATTATGGTTTTTATAAATAAAAATCCGAATAAGGTAGCGACACGATATTCGGATTTAAGTTGCCGTGCAACTTTTACGGTCCTAAGACGTAAGTTTTTACTAATATCCTAATGATTTTAGTTTTGTTTCAAGATCATTTATGTTTTGTTGTTCTTCCCTTTTTTGTACCGCATCAAAAACCGAACTATATACTTGTCCAGCAGCGGCATATCCGCCTATATTTAACGCCAAATTACCAGAAAACTTTAAACCTGTTTTTGCCAAATTTTTTAATTGTTCTTTTACCGTGGTATTCGTTACATTTACCGACGCCTTTGATGCTGTTGATTTAACACTATTACTTAATTCATTTGAGACAAATTCTCCGTTTTTTGAGATTCCTTCCACAACGGATTGTTCAATCTTACTCAAATTTTTTAAATTTCCTGATGATAATTTTTGAGCTAATAATTTCATACCATTGGTCCCTAATTGTTTAATACCAGGTATTTTTCCCACAATTGAAACAACTCCAGGTAAAATAGCAAACATCGCCATAAGTCCTGCCATTTTTTTATCCCCCTCTTGTAAATATTTTGCCGCATCCAATAATTGAATTCCCGCAGACATATAAGGTCCAACAACAGGTATAAATGCGGTGGCTATTGACAACAAAATGGCAGTTTCGTGGGTCCACTTAGGGTCTACATATGCCAAACCAGGTCCTAATCCTATTACCGATTGTTCAACTAATAAACCATATTGTTTTTTTGTTATAATGTATTTCATTTGAACATATCCTCAACATTATTAGGTTTATGTGAACCACCTTGGTTTGAACTGTATAATACTTGATATTCGGAATCAGTAACTCCTTTTTTTGTATCAATTGGTTTAGATAGCTCATATCTATAACCAATATTTTTGTTAATCATTTTATCACCAGAGATAGTCCCACTCGATTTGTAACCACTAATAGCACTTTCAATATCTTTTAAAAATTCTTTTTGTGCATTTTTTGCAAAAACACTAGATGGTACATATATTGTTGTTCCTTTTCCGTATTGAGTTGTTCCTGCGGTTCCAATACTTCTTGTATACATATCTCCACCACCTATTTTCATACCAGCACCCCACTTTCTAACAACAGGATCCAATTTTTCAAACAAATAAGCGGCATCATCTAAGTTATCTGAAAATACGTGAAATTTCCAACCACTCATATTGCTAGTTGGTTGGTGTGTTTGAACCCATCCTGCTTTTGAGTACATTTGTTTAAATTGCAACCCAACTTGTCCTAATTTCACAGCCGATGCGGTTGCCGATGCACCTCCTCTACTTTTCAAATTCATAAGTGCGGAGTCAAAAAAAGATCTGAATTCAGTTCCATCGGCTAATTGTCTAGGAAAATAATTAA